GATATTGTGTGCCTTATGCGTTTCTATCCATAAATGGAGATGCAACATCCGGTGTAGCTTTGCGCGAAAAATGCAAAATTTTTTCGCATAAATTGCAAAAACCACTTTTTAAAAGGAATTAAAAAAAGGACGTTTGAAAGATATTTAATACCTTTTCAAACGTCCTTTCATGGCTTAGTTTTTTTCTTTTTTCTGCTTACGATTTCCATGCTCCTCAAGAATCAAGTATTTTCCAGTTGTTTTCCGTTCATTTGGTATGTATTCCAATAGATCTGTTATGGTACAATCCAAAGCCTCGCAAATTTTGTCTATGTGGTCAACATTCAAACGAGGAACAAACTCATGATACCATTCGTTGATAGTCGATGGGCGAATCCCAGTAGCTTCAGCCAAATCCTTCTGAGTCCATCTTTTCTCACCAAGCAGTCTTGATAAATGAATTTTAACCATGATTTTATGCCCCTTTATATAATTGTATCACAAGGCATAATTTTAAATATTGTTTTGTTAGAATATAACGTATTGCGTTATTTATATCCTAAAAAAATAATACTTCGATTAGTAATTTCGGATTATTACCTCATCAAATCTATCAGCAGACGCTTTATTTGTCAAATTACTGTTCCTGCTGATACCTTCAATATGGTAGTCCTTATACAACTCACGGATGAATTCATCATCATTATAGGAAAGAATGAACTTGCCTTTAATACCCTCTAAAACGGTCTTTAAACGGATGTGATCATCATGTGTAAAACCTGCCTCGTAATATTTCTCGGTACCATGATATGGAGGATCTAAATAGAACAACGCTCCCGGTCTATCATACACCCGAATCAGGCTTTCAAAATCCTTATTCTCAATAACCACATTCTTCAAACGCTCCTGCACCTCTGCAAGATACTCAATCGAATTTGAAAGGTTTTTCTTATTGGTACCGAAGGTCTTTCTGTCAGCACCGAAGCTTACCTTTATAATATGAAAGTATCGCGCTGCTCTCTGGATGTCTGTAAGCCCTCTCACTTCCAGCTGGCTCTTGCTGTCAAAGAATTGCTCTCTCGAAACAGCAAGCCAATTAAGCTCCTTCTGTAATTCTTCACGATGGTATTTAATACAACGATATAAGTTAATGAGATTGCTGTCCGCATCATTAAATACCTCCAGCTCTTTTCCCACTTCCTTACCAAAAAGCACCCATCCAGCTCCACCAAACACCTCAATGTATCTGTCAAAGCCTTCTTCCGGGAATCTCTCCATGATCGCCTTTCTAAGCAACTTCTTTCCACCAATCCATGCAATAAAACTATTCATTTTTTCTTCCTCCTGATTATAATGTAGGGGCATTCAATCAGGTAATTCCGGGAGCCTTTCAGCCCCCGGATAAAACACATTCACATCATACTTTTTCGGTGTAAGAAAGACAAATCCAAACCGGAACATATCTTCCGTTGTAAGGCTGTTCAGACTTAATGCGTCCCCACAAGCCTTCCTCACCTTTCTTACTTACCTTTCCGGTCTTTTCTTCCACGATGGTGTATGCACCAACCGGGATATGACCGATGGAAACCGTATCAATGGTTGCTCCAAGTCTCATGTTCAAATCGTCAATCTTCACACGCACCATATAAGGAGCAAATGCGTCTTCAGGATATACCTTCACACCGGCTTCATCATAAACGCTGAAGCCCGGATTTGTATCTGCCTTATCCTTTGCATATTCCAGATTATGATATGCACCAATCTGACTCTTTGCATCACCCCAGCTCTTTCTTACGCGGTACCAGCCTTCAGATACTTTCTCTTCCTGCCCATCATAAGCAGTAAGGTTGTATCTTTCAATGATATTGCATACCTTTTCTACATAATCCGGAGCTGTTGCATAGCCACCATCCTTGATGATCTGCACTGCTTTTCTGTAGTCCTTCTCACCTTTCAAACCAGCATATCTCAGTGCTTTTCCTTTCATCGCACCCAGCAAGTATGCAGAGTGGTCGGCAATGGATGCCTCAATGTTCGGATATGCTCTGAAAGCAGCTGTAATCGTTACATACTTACCATCCACAAACTCCTGCGTTTCCTTGGTATATTCGCTCTCTCCATCCCAAGAACTTCCAGCCCATGTATTTCCGGATAAAGAGCACTTCATACCAAAGCAGTTATTTGCCATCTGTGCAAGCACCGATTTACCATATCCAGATTCCAAAATAAACTGCGCTGTTGACACCGATGCAAGGATGCCGGTGTTCTTCATATCCGCAGCGCATAACTCGCCAACGCGTTTCACGATATCAATGTCTGCCATATTAGCAAACTCTACCGCCTGAATGCCATCGTCTACCGTTGCAGACACGCCCACAAAGGCTGCCATGCACTCTGCACAGGCCTTTGCCAGCTTGCGAAGATTAGCGTCATCCATGAGCCATCTACAAGCTGCAGTATTAGTATGGAAAGAATGTTCCGCGATAACACCCGGAATACCAGCCAAGAAGCTGCCATTCAATACACCATAGTAATTATCATCTTTCTCTCCATTTCCGTCTCTGTCGTTGTCGGACAACTTGGAATAAATCTGGTACCCATTCACACCCATAGTGTTCTGGATCACCTTGGCAAGCTGCATAGCAAACTCTCTTGAACGGTCATCAATAAGAGTCTCATCGCGGTCTGTAAGGTGGATAACCACTGCTCTGCTAACCGATTCGGTACCGCAAGCATTGGTGTGGTTACTTACGAACAAATCGCATCCTGCAGCCATCATTCCTCTCGTGTATAATGCCGGATTCTCATCCATGCTGTTTCTGGTTACAAGAACCTCAATACCCATCTGTTCAAGGTATTCTTTCTCGTACTGTGTCAACTTCCACACCGTAACAGACTCATAATACCCTGAAACAACCCCAGCATTATAACGCTTGCCATAATGCCCAGGATCTAAACAAATACGCTTCTTTTTCATCGTGTACCTCCTAACTGTCCACTCTGCTTTCTCTCAATTTGGCTACCAGCTCATGCACTCCGGTGGAACCGGAAGAAATAATTAAGCCAGTAATAATCTTCGCTACGATAGGAAGCTGTGAACTGTAGCCTATCAATGCAAAGAAATCAATGTTGAACATCAAAGCAAAAAGCACACCAAAAGCCACAGCCCATACCGGTGCTTTTACAATGTTCATCACCTTGTCACCCACAAGCTCCTTTACTCTGTCCACAAGGAACTGGATCAGGATTGCGAATACAACAATAATGGTTATTGCACTGCCCAAACTTGCCATCTCTTACATCTCCTTCCATAATTTTTTGTATTTAAAAAAGGGCTTTGAAAGCCCTTTTAAACACCTTTTGTTGCAATCAAAAAGGAGCCTTGTTCAGACTCCTATTTCGATCCCTCTTTGAAACCGTCTTCCATATTCGGGATATCTCTGCTCCTATATTCTGTGATATCCAGCATCCCTTCTATCTCATCAAATCGTCCCCGGTAATAACCTTTCACTTCATCAGATACCTGCTTCATGTGCTCCAGCTCCGTAACCAATTCCCTGAGAAGGTCTGACTGTTTTGTTGTGATCTCGCACAACATATCCAAAACAACTAATATATTCATAGCAATTCCCTTACAGTTCCTGCAGCTTATTCCTTATACGGTTCGCCTACAACAGCCTCGTATTCATCTGCAGACATTTTACCTTTCTCGACTGCCTTTTCCGCAGCGTTCTTCAGCATCTCCTTCGTCCAGAATCCGCTTTCATAATACTTCTTGTACTTTGTTGCTGTGCTTCCCAATTTACTCATAATCCGGTACCTCGCTTCCGTTCATGGTTTCCGTCTCTTCGGACGGAAGTTCAATATCTGCCATAATTGCAACATACTCAAGCAGAGCCTCCTGCTTTTCCACTTTGGCTGCCATGTGCTCCTGCGCTCTGGCTTCCGAGATAGACTTCTTTAATTTTCTAAATATCATCGTTATCCCTCCATAAACTGTCATAAAAACTATTCATGTTCTGTATCATTTTGTAAGAATCTCCGTAGCTTGCGTGTACCTTCCACGATTCAAAATGCTCATCCACCTTTTCTCGTGATTTAAGCCCCTTCTTAACAAGGTTCGCCATCCTCCTGAGCTTTCTCCGTTCATGCTTTACTTTCTTCGGGTCAATGCTTACAACCACTTTCCCGGTTTCTTTCAACTTGAAATAGAAGCCCAAGAACTTAATACCCTTGGTAATCGGATAAATGCTCGTCTTTTTCAGATTCAGCTCCATGTCCATATTGGCAAGTATTTCTTTGATACACTCAAGACTGTGTTCCAGTTGCTTTTTATCATTGCTGATGAGAAGGAAATCATCCATGTACCGGATGTAATATTTAATCCGGAGCCTTTCTTTTATGAAGTGATCCATCTCGTTCAAAGCAGTAATTCCAACAATCTGGATTATCTGACTGCCCGGATTGAAACCAACCTCTCCGGGGAAATTATCCAGAATCTCAGCTGCTAATTGGTACACCTCATCATCCAGATACTTCCGCAAAATTTCCTTTGCTACATCGTGCCTCATATTCGGGTAATACCCTTTAATATCACACTGCAGAACATAACCTTCAGTGCCATGCTTCCGGTAGAATCTCCGGAGAAACTCTTTTAATCTCTCCTTTGCCTTTTCGGTACCTTTACCCTGCTGGCACGCAAAGTTATCATAAATGAATGTTCTGGTAGTTGCCGGATAAATTGCAACGTCATTCAGACTCCTCTGGAAAATTCTGTCCCGGAACGCGATACTCATAATCTCCCTGACCTTTGGCTCGGTCAACGTAAAGAAGATGGGCTTGCGTTCCCGGTATGTTCCGGTATGCAGTTCCTTCTCCAGTCTCAGGAGCTCCCTGATCCAGTTATGATAGAAACTCGCAACTCCGTCCTTCCAAAGTACACCTTTCACGCACTTATTCATGGAATTATATAATGCTTCAAAACTTATGATTTCTTCGATATCCATTTCATCCTCACCAGTGGCGTGGGTAGCAGTCCCGTCCGTGGGCGAAACTGCATCGCCACAGCATTGTTCGCCTTTCGGCAGGCATTCGGCTCCTTGCGTACTCCATTTCCCGACAACCTCGCTATGCAAAGGCTTTTAGTCCGTCTGAAGAACCCAATCCGGGGCGCAGCGATTCGCGTTGACCGCGTTGTTGTTGTTGACGTTACCGCTGGAGTTGATGTACCACGTGTTGTTCGCGTTACCACGATTAGCGGAGCGCAAGCGGACGTTCTGCGCACGTATAGCCTACAGCCTTATGCTTAACGCTTCTTTCGGAAGCGGTCTGCATCTGATTCTCTCCAATTTCTCAGGTAGCCCTTCAGGTCTTCCACCATACCTCCCCAGTGTTTTACCCTCTTGGTTCTGAGATGGAATAATAATTTTGCTATCTGAATTTCAGAAAGAAGCTGGTCGCACTCTTCAATGGCTTCATTCTGTAGCCTTCGTCTCTCCATCAGGAGCTCCTTATCGTCTCCCACCCGGATATTGTTGGCTACTCTTGCTTTATGGTAGATATCCCTCGCAAGAAATACGATCTGCTCGGTTGTCTTCGCGTGTTCCGGGACAAATACTTTCTTGTTATCCGTGATATCTATTGTGTAACTTGCCAGCTTCAAAGCCTTTGTGAGTGTGTCAAATTTTCCTTCGCCTCTATCTTCTACTCTTACCATTTTTACCTCCTTCCGGACGAAGGTGTTCGTCCGGAATTATTTACCGCACCCGGACGAAGGTGTTCGTCCGGGATTGCTTTACTCGGACGAAGGTGTTCGTCCGAGATTGCCGGATTAGCAGATTACGCAAGCCGGGGCGCAGCGATGCGCGTTGACCGCGTAGGTGTAGTAGACGGTACCGCTGGAGTTGATGAACCACGTGTAGTACGCGGTACCACGATGAGCGGAGCGCAAGCGGACGTTCTGCGCACTTGCATGGTTCTCAATCGCGTATGTTCTCACCTGCGGATATGTACCGTACTGTGCCATCGGTTCTGCTAATTCCGAAGCGTGCTTCCAGTATTCAAAATAATCGCCTTCAACACCCTTAAGTTGAGGATTACAATACATCTGTTCAAGAGAAGGAAGGAATACCATATCATAAGTATCTTCCGATTCTCCATCTTCTGCATCTGTAATTGTATTTAAGGCTGTTGTAACCTTAACCGGCTGGATGCAGGACAAGAACTCCTCATCAAAGCCACTTAAGAATCCTGCCTTCGTTGCAAGCTGATCAGGCTGACGATCAAAATTAGTCTGTGGTGTCCACCACTCACCGATACCAGCTTCACTGTTCAGCCACTGACGAATTGCGCTCTGGCTCCATCTATTAGAACCATACGCGGTTCTGTGAAGGCTGTTTAAAGTACCATCACCAGCAGGTAATAAGGTTCCCAAAGAGGTACCTTCCGCACCGGCTGTGACACTCACAGTTTCAATAGGATCTTTTGCAGTTGTGCTTGCATAAGAATATACTTTCCAGTTAGCAGCAGCCTGATCAGGCATTCCTCTGAATCCGGATAACTGACCACCTGCAGGTACCGGCTGTGTAAGCGTGAAGTGGTATGTTGCATCCTTCACACAGTTATTGCCCCAAGTCGCACCGACTGTAATATAATAAGTTCCTGCAGGTAATTCCTGCTCTGCGTAATAAAACGCTTCGTAATTATCAAACGACACACCAAAAGGTGTCGCGTAATGCCACTGGACATACATTCCCGGCACTTCGGAACCGTCCTTTAATGTTACATTTCCAAAATGCACAACATTCAGAACCGCATTATAAACCTGACCGGTTGCTTTGTCCGTCCAAGGTACCACAATCTGGTCACCGATATTGAATACATCCTGGGCATGACCATTCTGCACAATCTTGCGAATCTCGGTCATTGTTTCTGTAGCCTCAAGACTTTCTCCAGCCATAACATTAAGCAAAAGGTTCTGTGTGTGCAGCTTCTGCACCACCTGCTTTAATGTCTCATCCAGTGCTATTGGTTTCTGTATCTTACTACCCATCTTTCTTAATCCTCGCTTTCATATTCTACACATAAGCAGCCATCCACCACTGTCAGTCCTTTGCCGGTCATCTCTTCCGACAAGGCCTTGTCGTTATCAAGGAGCTGCTGGTTTCGCTCGTTAAACTGGGAAAAGTGTGCCGGGGTATTTCTATCCATAGCTTCCATTTCCAGCTTTAATTCAGGATTGGTACTTGCTGTAATTTTCGCCACCGTTATTTTTCCTCCGATTTCCAGCATAATATAACACATTCGGTTTTATATTTGCTTATTTTGTTAGAAAATAACGTATTACGTTATTTCCATTTTTAACACCTAAAAACTATCATCCATCCAGAATGTCATGCTCATGTCCGCATCTTTTCCCTTCGCAGAAAAATGCTTCACATTCAGCACATCGCCATCCTTATCGTACAAGCCAATTTCACTGATTTTCACACCGGCAAGCTCATCCTCTCCTATGGTACATTCGTACCTGCAGGTGGTATCGTTGAGCATCTTGTACGAATCATAAGGCTTTCGTAATACCTCATGCTTTAAGCCGGTATCCTTTTCTGAAGGAGTAATGATATCTCCTGCAGCATTCACTCCTCCATCACCAAAGACGAACCCGGCTATCTTTGGCAGCTGGATTTCCCCGGCTCTCGCTCGGAGCATTTTCTTACGTGCTGCCACTGTAATGATCTGATTTTCTGTCACGTTACAAGTCCTCCTTTTCGTTTAATGCATCTAAAACTTTAGTTCCATCTAATTTATAACTGCCATCCAGCAGCCACAAATCCCTGACCGTTACTACTCCGCATCGATGACCACTTGTCAGATGCGTTTCGCCCACTGCCATAACACTGCCCCATCTGTCCTGCTTTCGTATCGCATCCAGCAGTATGGAACCATCTGTATTCCATGTTCCATCTACCGTGCGTACCGCCCAGAACAAGGAGCTCCAGCCAAGCAGCATTATTGGTACCAGCTTTTCTTCCTGAACATTCCTCATCCGGATGCCGAGCGAATGAAGGAAGTCCTCCACAATGTAATTCGTGCCACCATCATAGCGTAATCCCCACGCATCCGGCTTCAGAACCACATTCAGATCATAACTACCATCCAGCAGCCAACTTCCATCCAACGTCCTCACTCTCCAGAAGAACGAACTATATCCAAGCTTCATCATTACCATGTCAATCGTCTCGCCACTTTCCACTTCATACGCAAGCAGCAGGATAACTTTATACATGAGATGCGCTGGCAACCACTTATTTATGAACTTTCGGACATCCTGCATATCAATGTCCTTTACATCGCTTACATCCAGAACGAACTCTGCAAGGAGCTGTTCTGCATAACCGGTTACATCAACCTTTGCACCGGTTCTTTCTGCCAGTTTGCTTTCCAGCCACGCTTCATTGACCAGCTCCTCGTGGAGTAAGGATGCTCTCTGGTACATTTCATCAATTATCTGCTCTATTTCAGCAAGAATGATGTCCTCTGCATTCAGCACATCATTCATCTGCCTCATATTGCGGACTCTTGCCGGAAGCATCTGATTGTTATTCAGTGACATTGACTATCAGCTCCTGCAGTGCAAAATACTTATTGTACTCTGCGATAATGGAATCCTGCGCCCCATTGACCTTCAGGTTTCCCACTTCTTTCACACCATCCACTCCACTGATGATGTTACTGATTTTGTAATAATTCAAAGATACCGTTCCGCTTTGGAAAGCTATCTGAGTGAAATAATTCTCAACCGCGCTTCTGATCTGTGCCTTAACCGTCTCTTCGGTGTATCCAGACATTTTCACGATACTGCAGATAATAGATACCTGAATACCTTCCGCAGCTGACACAACCGGATTTGCTCCAACCGGACGCATACTGTTTATGTATTCCTGGACAATTCTTATCTGCTCCGCTGTAGGTGGCTTTGCATCCACCGTCAGAATCGCAACCGACACAAGCCCGGTTCCATCCCTCGGTGCGTCCACCTTTGCATTTCCCACGATGGCATTGCCATTTTCATCCGTAGCCTCTTTTGCCCATCTCACATAATGCCTTTCGTTTCCGCTGGTACCCATATCGTCCTCTTTGTCCGTCAGGGTATTCATCAGAGGAATAATCCTCATGGAATCGAACCGGGCAAGTTCCTCGGACACAGCCTGAAGATTATCCATGGAGAAGCTGCCCTCCATCTTGGTATCTTCGTTTTTTAACGATGCCTTCATCCTTTCCAGTATTCCTTCAGCACTAAAATCCATTACACTCTCACCTCCCTCACCGGTACCAGAATGGTGTCCGAACCATACACGCTGGTGCAGTCAAAACTGACTGTCATTCCGGTAGAAGTATTTTCAAAAACAAAATTATCCAAACGCTTTATATAAGGGTTTACCATAAGAGCCTCAATGATAAAGCGTTCTATTTCCAGTTTAACAATTTCCACATTCATGGACTGTCCAATCACCTGATCCTGAATCTCGGAACCAAACGCAAAGGAATACGCAGTGTAATGACAACGCTCCGTAAATAGAGCCTTAAATATCCAGATGCGGAGAGCTTCGTTACCTTCCACCAAGTAGGTCTTTCCCTCCTCATCCAGAAGCAGCTCATTTTTCTCGAAGTCATAAGCATATTCCTTAAGCATTGGCAGTTCATCAGTTGTCTCGGTACTTGTGTCAGTTGCATCAATAAAAGGAAAAATACTCATGCTTTGACCGCCTTTCCTGCAATATAAAAAGAGGAGCCGGTCATGCATACCACAACCGTGTCCCCTTTCTTAAGCACATACTTCTCATGGAACTCCTTCAGGAACTCGTATGCTTCCCTCGGTTCAAAAGGTGTAATAAATGGCTTCCTGATATCTTCTCCGCTATCCGAAGCATCCAGCATCAGTGCCGGATTGATATACAGATTCTTGGTAATAGACAGATTGTGCATCTTGATAGTCAGTGGCTTTACCGACAATACATCTGCCATATAAATACCATCCACTCCGCCGGCATTATCATTCTTACCCATGCCCTTCCGGATAGCCTCAACCATATCCACTATATTTCTGTTGGTTCCCATCGTTTCCACCTCCTGCCTTTATGAAGTCTGCTCAATGTCCTTTTCATCCATAAGGTTCTCAAATGCAAGCGTCAGATCCATCTGAGCCTTTCCACATGAAAAAGTATGTGTATCACTTTCAATGTAAAACTGACCATAAAGCCCGGTGTCGGTTTCCTGAACGATGATGGAATATCCGGACACCGCCCGGAAATCATTCGGAACTCCGGAGACCGTTGCTGATGACTCAATCGTTACCAGCATCTTCTTTGCCTCTGTTGTAGCATCCTCTCCATCGTTCTGTTTCAGAACCCTCTGCACCAGACCATACTTCTGAATCGAAGCTGCATCTTCCACTGTGTTTATGACATTGTTATTTTTATCAGTTATTAAAACCCTATTAACGAGCTTTTGAAGGGTGCTTTTATAGGTGGCTTCTATCAGGTTGTAATCCCCGGTCATAACAGCTCCGCAAAGCGTTCCCTTCTCCAGCACGCTCACTTTGTTGATATTGGTCATCAACGGAATGTACTTGCTCCCATTCTGCCTCGCTGCAGCTGTGTAAGCCATCATAATGGCTTCATAGGCTTTCTTGCCAAAACAAGGCATGGAAGAAATATTGACTCCGGTTGCTGCCATCGTTCCACATTCAATTCCAAGCTCTGTGCATATCTCCGGAACTATCGTTTCCGGTGTTCCGTCAAACAGCTTATTCACATCGGAATTGTTGATGTAGAACATCAAATCGTATGCCAAATAGGTTTCCACCTTGGAACTGGCACCCTTATCAATATCAAAAATGATACCGCCAAAGATCGGCTTCCCATTGCCATCCTGCATGATGATTTCATCACCTTCATTGATGACAACCGTGGGGAAGTTCTTGTCTTTCTTATTTTTCGCAATCGTGAATTGAATTGTACGTGCGACCTGCTTTGTGTCACCAGCCCATTTAATCTGCTCTATGAGCTCGCTGATATCCTTTCCTCCAGTCAGTAATTTCATATCAACACCACCTATGCCGGAATCGTGTACACATCACCCGAATATATCCAGTGTCCATTGTCGGAGCTGGACTTTCCGTGGCTCTTGGCACTCGTTTCAATCGTTCCACTGTTTGCACTGTAAATCTTAGGATACGAACTTCCATTTCCGTACTGTTTCTTTGATATACCCCAAAGAGTATCTCCACCCACTACGGTATAATTGCCACCAGCTGCAGCCGGTTCCGGTCTCGACAATAAACCATTACTCCGGACTTTCGTGTTGATCTGAACCGAAGGCACGTTCAAAGTTCTGTACTCGGAAAGCGATATGGTGTAATAGATATCCTCATCGCCCTCTTTCATGGAATAAGTAAAATCATCAATCAGCATGGCGAGGTTGATATTCATATCACTAACAATCACCCTAACCACTGCTTTTGCATTTTTCCACTCCTGAAGTATCGCTGCATACTTGCTTGGCTTTCTGTTCGCATTCTTATAAAACGGAGACTTCTCTGACGGGAAGAAGCTCGACAACTTAGTGTATTTAAGTCCGCGCTCTCCCGGCAGATTGGCTTCTCCAATGTTCAGGAGGGTAATTGCCTGATTCAACTGCTTTTCCGTGAATTCCACCACAGCCGGATTGACCGGAAGTTCAATGACTTCCTTCCGATTGTTTACGCTTAATTCAATTACTCTGGTTTTCATCCGACCACCTCCTAACCCATGTTTACAACTACTTCTACAACTTTCTTTGCAACTCTGTCAGCGATTTCATCAATATCCGCGTCCTCACGGACGATAATCTCGTCTGCCAGTTTTGCGATGGCAACGCTTATGCTGCCAACAAATCCTTTTGCATTCCCTTTGGTCTTTCCAGAACCCGGAACCTCCAGTCTGCTTTCCTTGCCCCTAATTTTATCAATCAACACCTTCAGGTTGGTATCAATATTGGTAAGCAACATAATGACCGGAGCCATATCCTGACTTCCTCCCGATACAACCGTGTTCTGTGTAATATTGGCAGCACTGTTTTTTACAACTCCGCTGCCCTGCTTTGTCAGGGAAACACTTTCTTTGTGTGGTAATATTCTGGAACCTCTTGGTAAGTCAACCAGCTCGGCACCTTTCTCACCAACCCAAGTCAGACCGCCTTTCCAGTTATTATCACCTTCCGCATTCTTTCCTACGGAACCCGAATCTCCTCCGGAGCCGGTTATTGCATCCGCCACAGAGCCGAACCATCCGGCTATTTCGCCAATGACACTGCCTATTCCCTCGACCAGTGGTTTCACGATGCCCCACACGGTTTCCAGTACTTTCTGGATGCCAGGGAATACTTTCTGCACCACGCTGAAAAGTATCTCGAATACGCTGATCACAATGTCAATGACCGGAGAAATTACACCCCAAGCTGTGCTGATGATGTCACCGATCAACGGAGCCACAGTGCCGATTACCTCCTGAATGAAGCCCATCCGCTCGCCTACAAAAGAGAGGACACTGCCGACTTTTTCTCCGATTTCAGAGAAAATTGTACTGAATACCGGAGCGAGTGCGGAAACCACAATTCCGATTCCCTCGACCAGTCCAGCGATGATCGGAGAGGCCTGTGCGATGATATTTCCTATCGTGGAAACCACCGTCTGGATTACCGGTAAAATGACCGGGAGCATTGTCTGCACCGTAGTGATGATGCTGGTCAATGCCGGAACACACGCGCCAACCACCTGCTGGATGGTTGTGACCATTCCGGTACCAAACGAAACAAGCTGTGGTAATACCGGTGCGAACCCTGCAGCCAGAGAACCGACTGTAGCAACCACATTTTTAATGCCTGAAATAAATTCAGGAACCGCTGCAATAGCAGCATTGAATCCTTTCTCGATTACCGGAGCCATCGAAGGGAACATGGCTTTCAGACCATCCTTCAAACCGACCACGATATCTTTTCCGAGAGCCTTAATTTTCGGTACCGACTTTTTGATACCGGTTTTAATGACACTCGGCAGCGATGAGACAACGCGCCCGATCATCGGAACTGCATTGTCAAATAAGAATGTAGATGCACTTTCTACCAGCTGTTCCATGGAGCCAGTTACATCTCCACCAATCGCCATATTTCCAAGAAGGTTTTTAGCAGCTGCTTTCATAGCTGAGAAGGAACCACTAAAGGTCTGACCGGCTTCTTTTGCAGTTGTGCCGGTTACTCCAAGCTCATTCTGAATAACATGGATTGCACTGTAAACATCCGACAGATTGCTGATGTTATACTTGACACCGGATATCTTGCTGGCATCCTGAAGCAGTCTCTGCATTTCTTCCTGCGTACCGCCATATCCCAGCTTAAGGTTATCCAGCATTGTGTAATTTTGCTTTGCAAATCCCTGATACGCATTCTGGATAGCCTCCATATCGGTACCGAACTTGTTAGCATTGTCCGCCATGTCAATCATAGCCATGTCTGCAACTTCCGCAGCCTTGGCGGTATCTCCGCCTAAACTGCTCAAAAGTGATGCCGAGAAACTCGTTACCTGAGACATATATTCATTCGCAGATAAGCCTGCAGTCTTAAACGCTGCATCCGCATTTGCCTTAACCACTCCGGCATTATCCTTGAATAAGGTCTCTACACCACCAATGCTCTGCTCCAGCGCAGCTCCTTCCGTTACCGCACCACCAACAACTGCAGTGGCAGCTATTGTTACCGGAATCGCCACCGTAGCAGCCAGTGTCTTTAACTTACTGCTGATGGCTGATATACCGCTTGCTGTTGCATCTTTGAGCTTTACTATCGGTGAAAATATCTTCCCACCTATCGCCTTCAGCTTCCCGGTTATCTTTGTAACCTTGGAAGTGATTGCATCTTTCAATTTAATAACGGGAGTGGTTACTTTCTTCGCCACCCCCGTAATCGCATTCTTTATCGATTTTACTTTCGAGGTGGCTGAATCCTTAATCTTAATGACCGGGGATGCCACCTTTTTTCCAACCGTCTTAATGCCATTGCTGACCTTACTTATTGTCGCGCTGGCTGCGTCCTTCGCCTTGATAACCGGGGATACAACTTTCTTTCCTAACTGCTTTACCTTCCCGGTTAGTCCATCCGTCTTCCTTGTTGCTGAAGCAGTATCGACCTTCGCAGTGTAAGTTTTATCCCAAGCACGCTGCAGCTCTTTCCTTGTTTCAGCTGCATCTTTCCGGAGGGCGGTCTGTTCTTGACGGACGCTCTTCAGCACAGAGCTGGCATTGTCCCGGATGGAAATACTTCCTACAACACCCATTTAACCACCTCCAACTTCCGAAAACAGTTTCTCACGTTCCTCGATGCTCTTTAGCATGGATGCATAATAAAAGCATTTCTTCTCAACTCCAAGCTGGAGCAGATACTCCAGCTTGAAACCCTTTTGAACGTAATAGTGCAGGAAATAGCTGTCACCGTCTTGGTCTATGAGTTTTTTAACTCTTCAACAACCGTTACCTTCTTATTTCCGATAACACCGGACAACTTCATAATCTCCATAGCGATATCTGTAATCTCGCTCATCTCGAAGATATTAACCACTTCCGGATAAGTCTTAATCTCACCCTGCTCCTTCAGTTCCATTGCAACTGCCTTTAAATCAGGCTCTACCACCGCAAGGTAGATGCAATACTTATCAGATGCATTCGGATCTTGTTCATCACTGATCTCCGTACATTCCACAATCTCCGGATAGTCCAGGTTGCGGATTTTAATATTCTGGTCAATACTCGGCACGTGAAGTGTTTTGTATTTTCTGACCTTCTTATCCTTTAATCTCTGAACAGCCTTCGCGGTAAAGGCTTTGAAAATATCATCTTTCTGCTTTTCCATGTTATCCTCCTACGCAACAGCGTCCAAATTCTGCAAATCAGAAGGTGTGAATCCGATAGAAACTTCTTCCTCGATAATTCCACCCTTTTCCCAGTTTACAACCGGAAGCTCATTGTGCCATACGTTGTCACAAGCCCAGCGTTCAATCTGACCGCCCACTGCATCAGGATCAGCCAGCTTTGCGATAACCTCCGCACGGACATCCATGCCCTTTTTCCAGTTTTCCAAAATCTCCTTCGCTCTGGTATATACCTTTTTCACGGTATAGGAACCTTCGCCCTTCAGACCGGTAATCTTGCTGTCCACATCGATGCCCAGCTGCACATCTTCACGGTTGGCAGTTACCTTTAATTCAATCTTGGAGAATTCAAAAATCTTCTCGCCATTGATCCAGAGCTCTCCCCATGTTCCGGAGAGCGTTTTATTTCCTCTGATACCTTCCATGTCCGTCTACCTCCTACATATTGACATTCATTTTCAAATCTTCCATTGCGTTCACAAATTTTACATTACTTGCAATGAACACCTTTGTGCCGGTGTTTGCCTTGGCAACCGCGATATCTTCCATCTCGGAAGTGTCAGTGCCTTTGCTCTCCAGATAAGTACGCTGGGCTTCAATATCAATCGCAGCCGTATTGTCAAAGGACTTATCCAGCACGTTGCCGAGCAGTCCCTTGTGGTAAGCACCGATGGCTGCTACAAACATCTGCTTGCCATCGTAGTCATTGATAATCTTGCCCACGTAGCTTTCCTCGTAAGTTTCCCTGATATCATCCATGTACAAGTCCATGCCCTCTACAATCTTGATAAAACGGACATCCTCCGTCTTTTCTGCAGTAAAGGTTACAAGGCTGTTGACACCTCGACCAATCTTGTACTTCTTGCCATCAAAGATAATTACAAGCTCACCGGCATCGATGCGCTCATTCGGATCATCCGGTGTCTCTGCTTCGGAAATATCATCCAGCACAAAATATGTGCTGCTTCTCGCAAGGGATAACCCTGCAAGCACACCGGCAATTCTCGCACAATATTCCGCTGCAGTATGCTTTGCATTGGTAATTGTGGAGGAGATATTCTCCGTTGTAAGATTGATGATACCTTCATGATCACCGGCACAATGCGCCAGAACCGCTTTGAAGGTCTTTCTCTCATCATTGCGGTACTGCTTGATCCATGCAGAAATCGTTGTGACATCCGCAGATTCAAGTCCCGGAATAGTAAGATAATTCCATTTCAAATCCTTAAGCTTCTTCAGCTGCGCGTTGTAACCCTCCGCATTCTCTGCTCTTCGGATTGCAATAACCTTAGACGGAGCTCCTGCGAACACCAACTTCAGGAAGTTATAGTTCTTCTCTGTCCAGTTCTCAAAATCAACCTCATCCACCTTTTTGTAGATGTTCAGTTCCTTTCCTCCTTCGGTACCGTCCGTGAGAATAATCGCAACGATACCTCTTGCACTTCTTTCAATAGCGGACACTGCCTTTCCACTGAAAATCATGCTGAAACTCGGTAATCCTAAACTCATTTAAAGTCACTCTCCTTTTCTAACAGCCACTTCCAGCTCACCCATCGTTTCAAACTCATTCGTCTGCTCCCTTGCCTGACGGAAGTTGATGGCGAAACTGTAATGCAGCACATTGTCTGATACTTTCATACTGGCATCATTGATGGTTATATGCCGGTCTCCAAAACTGAACACCGGGCGCACAACCGCATCAAGTTCTGCCCCTTTAATCAAATAGGCGGTATTGCTCTCGCTTTTCTCGTGGTAGGCAATATCCACCAAAATCCCCACATCCGTAAAGAATCTGTCAACCGTTTTGTTTCCATTCGGGATAATATCTACGAAGTAATAGGTTTCCGGCTCATTAAGCCCATGCTTTTCTTCCGTGCCTTTTATTTCCTCGTAAAAGACATCGGTATCCGGATCAATCCCTTTCAGCAATGCTGTGATTGCATTTTTTATCTGGATAATCGGATGCTCCATAGTCCACCTCCTAAAGTTCATGGGTATTCAGGAAGTCATTCATCCACTCCCGGAGATAACCGGGCAGGTGCTTTTGTACTTCCTGAAGGGAAAGTTCCATCATGTGGGCTCCTTTCTTAAAGCCCTTTCCACCTCGCGTCCGATGTCCGTATTCCACCGGCTCAACATATTCCACGTTGTTATAGACCTCAATGTAATACTCATTACCTCTCTGCTCTATGCTGCCAACGTGCCACTCACGTCTGAGGTGTCCGGTTTTTACCGGAGTATTGTCTTTGACCTTTCCCTGCAGCTGAACCGCCAAGTCAATGACCATCTCCCGGAACTCAGCCGGGTATTGGCTCTCTATGGCTTGCGCGAGACGCTTCTCCCATTCGTCCAGCCCTTCAAACTTATACTCAGTATTAGACAGTTTCCTTGTCCAGCTTGACCGGGATATTATTATGGGACTTCATGCACTCAGGAAAACCTGCAACCGCTTCAATTTTCTTTCCTAAGTGCGTGATCACAAGGAAATCATTGGTCTGGATATCGACTTCCGGACGAGTAAACAAGCAGAACGAAGTCTCTGTTTTCGCAGTAGATTTTGATTGCTGCAGCTTTCCACCGGTGTGTGTAGACAACGCGCATTCCACATCTTCATACACAACCTTTCCATCCAGACCGCTTTTGAAAACACTTTCTCCACCCGGAAGGGTATCTTTGAAAGCTCTGTAAACGGTCACGGTATCTTCGTATGTTGTTGCAAGGATATCAGCTTCTGTCATTTTGCCAAATCCTTCGGCAGATTCATTTTCTTAAAACGGTTAAGGGATTTTTCATAGTCCTTCATAAAATCAACAGTGGCTTTCTGATTACCACTTCCGTCACGATAAGAAATGGCGGTATCACCACGATCAATACTCGCCACTTCCTTCTCGCCGGTCTTTACCAGATCAGCCTTCAGCATATCTTCAGCAATCTGCGCTGCAGTGCTGAGAAGCTGTTCCGGTAAATCTTCACGGTTGCAATAAATCAGGATTTTGTCCACTGCTCTTTTGACATACCTTCGGGCTGACCGTTCTTCCGCTTCGGACATTTTCATACTGTCCATCACTTCTCCTACCAGCCAGTCCTCCTGCTCCTTTGTCATGGCAGCTCCTCCTTATTTTTTACCTGCAGCCTTATTCTGCTTAACAGCTGCTTCCAGCTGTTCCTTGGTTCCTTCAAGTTCAGTCTCCAAGGCCTGTGCTTTCTTTTCTGCCTCCTGAAGCTGCGCCTTCACGGTCTCCAGCTCCTTCTCGGCTGCTTCGGCTTTGCCTTCTGCAGCCTGAAGCTTCTCCTTGGTTTCCGCAAGTTCCTTCTGGAGCTTGTCGGCATCACCCTTACCTGCAGGAGCCTTGGCAGACTTTCCATCCGTTCTGACAAAGCCTTTGGCTTCTAAAGCCTTGGCTCTGTCCTCGGAATCAACCTCTTTAATCACATTCGCTCTCTTTAACTTAATCTTTTCCATGGTTTACTCCTTCCCCTATGCTAACGCTTCTTTCACGTTTACAAAGCACTGTTCAACCTTCTTGTCAGGAATCCAGAGGTCATGGAACTTACGGTAATCCATAGCCCATGCTCTTGCCTTCTGGTTGGTTTCAGGATCGAAGATTCTCATCTTGTCAGTCTTGGAAACTGCGATAGGTGCCTTTCTCGGAGTGATGATCCAGTTGATACTCTTGCTGTTTTCAGTAGGAGCAAAACCACCGGCTTCCTGACCTGCAGTCACACCATCCTTGAAAAGATACTCGGTCTTCATTCTGTCGGAACTTACCGGAATCAAAGGATAGATGCCATCCAAGCTGCGAACCTTGAGAGTTACATCTCCCTGCTTGAAGTCTGTTACATCCAGCTTCTTGGATAACTTCTCGGACATACTTAAGATTGCTGCCACCATGGAATCAATGGTAATAACAAGCGGTGTGTTCTGTCCTACAATTGCCTGAACAGCTGCGATGTCATAGTAGAGCTTCTGGAGAATAGTTGCTTCTTCAGCGGTATAGCCTCCGGACGCTCTGCCCTTTGCAATACACTTTGTT